CAAATGTGCTACACCACTCCTTCCATGCCGGGAGGACAATTTTTGGGGCGATGATCGCAAATGGCAGGCCAAGATCCTTGGCGACGGAGCAAGCCGTTACGGTTTTGCCAGTTCCGGTGTCAGAACAATCGAGAGCGATCGAGTGGTTCCGAAGCGCCTGAAGTAAAGTGCTCTTCGCTTTCTCCTGCCACGGGTGCAGAACTACAGGCGTCGGAGTATTTTTCACGGACTAGCGCGAGCCAATCTTCCGCAAGCATCGTAACCAGCCACGGACGTTTGTTTTTTCTATGGGCCACAACAGGCATTTTCTTTCCGCAATCTCGCTGGGCCTGCTCCATAGCTTTATCAATGTTGAGGGCCTCAACCCTTTTGACCTCAAAGTGAAAAGGGAGGTTCGAGACAACGTCCGGGCTGTCCGGGCTACCGGAGAACTGCCTGCCCCTGCGCGCTTCAAAGCCCTTGTCTTTGAGGACATCGCGCCACTCACGTTCCCCAACCTTTCCTTTTTGACAGCTGTTCACGGTTCATATGTGTTCCCAAGCGTCGGGCCAGACTGAACTTAAATTGACAACTGTCAAGTCATTATGCAGAGTGGCCGCTTGCCTATTGATAAATATGGAAAGTCCTGGCCTGACGGGGCCAGCGATCTCGATATCGAACTGCTCGCCTTCAAGTGGGGATTGCGCCCCGAGGACGGAGGATTGGGCAAGGCCCAGCATTTTAAAAACGCGGTCAACATTCTGTGGCCCTACCATGCCAAGAAAAACAAGAACGGATTCAACTGGCATCCTTGGGCGGATTGGATGATCGAGCGGGCGTGCGAGCATAATTACCTGGCCATCTCCGGCCCGAAGTCATCGGCCAAGACCTCTACCCTGGCCATGTGGGGTCTGGTCAATTGGCTCTGCGCTCCGCATGAGACCCTCGTCCTGGTCACCACCACATCCGTCCGAGAAGCAAGGAAGCGTTTATGGGGCTCCATTCGGGAGCGGTACATGCAGGTTCCGGGTCTGCCGGGCAAGCTGATCGACTCGATGGGTAAGATTGTTTTAAACCCAGAAGAGTCAGGGGAAGCCAGCGACCGGTCCTCAATCACCCTGGTTCCTTCCAGTCCCGACAAGGAAAAAGAAGCGACGGCAAAACTAATCGGTCTGAAAAACAAACGGGTTCTTTTGATTATCGACGAGGCAACCGACGTGACAAACTCGGTTTTTGAGGCAATTAACAATCTTAACGCCAACCCGTATTTTCAGTGCGTTGCCCTCGGAAACTTCAACTCCCAGTACGACCCATTTGGTGTTTTCTCCACACCCAAGGACGGGTGGAATTCGGTCACCGTCGATTCCGAGGAGTGGGAGACAAAGCTCGGCAAGTGCATCCACCTGGACGGACTCAAGACGCCGAACATTGAGCACAATGACAAATGGCCTTTCTTGCTGACATCCAAACAAGTCAAATACGCCATCGAGAACGAGGGCGAAAACTCCCTGTCCTTTTGGCGGTTCATCCGGTCATTCCCAGCCCCGGTGGGTGCGGAGGAGGGTATATATTCGGAAGCCGACTTTAGGAAATACGATGTGGCGAAAGAACCGAGATGGACGAGTCAACCCTTGTTCCTGGCGGGCTTTGACCCTGCATTTACCAACGGAGGTGACAGGTCTGTATTAGCTATTCTTAAGTATGGGCAAAGTGAAGAAGCCGGGCCGTCTGTTTGCTTGCACAAGTTCCATTATCTTCGTGAAGACGTAACCAAACCGGAACCCAGAAACTTTCAGATAGCCAGGGAAGTCATGCGGATTTGCCAGGAGAACGGTGTTCCGCCGGAGCGGGTGGCGATCGACGCCACCGGCGCCGGAGACCCTTTTTGCGATATTTTGGCCGAGTTGTGGTCTCAACGCATACTGCGTATCAAGTTTGGAGAAAAGGCATCCAGCCTTCCCGTCAGCATTACAAACCCCATCAAGGGGACCGACAAATACACCAATCGGGTGACCGAATTGTGGTTTTCCGGGGTTGAATATATGCGGGCCAACCAGCTTAAAGGGGTGCTTCCCGACCTGGCCAAGGAGATGACCGGGCGGAAATACACCACTACCGCCGGAGGCAAGGTGACGGTCGAACCCAAACGCGATTATAAGTTGAGGTTAGGCAGATCTCCTGACTTGGCTGACGCCTTTTTCCTGGGTCTCGATTTGGCCCGACAACGCCTGGGCATCCAGGCCGGGTCCCTTGTAGGAGGGAAAATGAGGTCATCCTGGCTCGACCAAGCCCGGAAACTGGACTCGGTGCATTCAGCGAATGCCTTCCTATCCCATTAAATCCTGATTGACAGGACAAAGACACTTATCCATACTGGATGGACTTGTGGACGAAAAACTCTACCTAAACCCCGCCACCGGAGATGCTGACGGGCTTTTGACTTTGGACAAAAGCGGCAAGGCTCCCAAAACCCGCATTACAAATCATGCTGGACTTTACGGGCTTTATCAAAATCTTTACCTGGCCGACGAGCAGTCTTCCAAAGACCGCACACGGATCATGGACATGTTCGACGGAGCCGCCCCGTATGATCCGGTTGTTCTGCGCCGGATGGGTCAGGGATATCGGGCAAACTTAAACTTTGGCGAAGCCGGAGCCGACCTTGAAAAAGCGCTTTCCGCCTACAACGATCTTGTAACTTCGGTCGACCGTTTGGTTAATGTTAAAACCAAGTTTGGTGACGAGAGCCAGCGGGAAGAGTATGGCGCTATTATCTCCGAAGAATTTCACCGGTTGCTCACAAAGGATTGGCCGAGTTTTTATTTTCGGCAACAGTTGCTTTCTTACTACTTTATCGCCCAGGGCTTGGCGGTGGCTTTCTTTGAGGACGAACGAAACTGGCAGTGGAACATCTGCCCAATCGGTGATTTTCTAATCCCACGCGGGACCCCGGCTACCGAAGATAAAGTCGAGATCGCTTGCGTCCGCCGTATTTATCTTACTCACGAACTTTTCAAGTACATTGAAAACGAGAAAGCGGCCAAAGAAGCCGGTTGGAATGTTGATGCGGTCAAACAGGCCATTCGTGACGCCACTACAACGATGCCGGTCGACACCTTTAATTGGGAAGAGCTACAGCGTGAGATCAAAAGCAACGATCTTTATTTCGCCCATGTGCGTAGCCGCGAGGTTCACGTAATCCACTATTACATCCGGGAGTTTGACGGGTCTTATTCCCACGCGATCGGTCGCCGCGACGGGGTGGGCGATTTTCTCTTCAAGAAACTTCACCGTTTCAAGAGCGCGTCCGAAGCTTTCCACATCTTTACCTACGGCATTGGCAACGGTCTTTACCACTCCATCCGTGGCCTTGGCTACAAGATTTTCCCGCACATCCAGATGACCAACCGTCTGCGTTGTGCCATGGCTGACGGAGCTATGTTGCAGACATCGGTGCTTCTTCAGCCCAATTCGGCAGAAGATATCTCCAAGATGACGATGGCTTACTCCGGGCCACTTTCGTTCCTACCCCCGGGGCTCCAAGTGGTGCAAACTCAATACCCTAACCTGTCGTTGAACGTCATGCCGATCGTCAATGAAATGGCGATGGTTCGCCAGAGCAACACCGGGTCTTACCGCACTCAAATGAATGCTCCTACGGGCAATCCACGCACGGCAACTGAAGTCGAAGCTCAGATTGCCAACGAAGGAGTTCTTAGCGCCAATTCGCTGAATCTATTCTATGTCCCGTGGGGACGCCTGCTCCGCGAGCAGTTCCGTAGGTTGCAAAGGGATACCTGGATCTCCGGAGAACAAGGCGCGGCTGAAGCCAAAAAGTTCCGCCAGAGGCTGGAAGAACGGGGAGTGCCGTGGCAAGCGGTTAAGGAAGTTTACGACGTAGATCCGGTTCGGGCCATTGGATTGGGATCTCCGGCGGCGCGATTGACGGCTTTCAACGAGTTCATGCAGTTGTTGCCCAGGTTCGACGAGCTCGGCCAAGTCAACGCAATTCGTGACCGCGTGGCCGCTCGCGTAGGATACGACCAGGTTGATCGTTATCTACCGAATCCCAACGTCAAGAACCGTGTTCCCACGGACGCCAAGATTGCCGAGTTGGAGAATGGTGCGATGCAAGCTGGACGGGCCGTTTCCGTCATGCCGAACGAGAACCATTCGATCCATCTTCAGGTTCATCTGGGTGAGAGCGCCCCGATGGTTCAGGCCGTCCAGAACGGAGAAGTTCAGGACAAACAATCCACCATGATGTTCCTGACCATGATGTATGAGCACTGTAACGAGCATTTGATTCGTATTTCTTCCGACAAGACAAAACAACAGGAGATCGGTCAATTTAATCAAACCATGAATTTGTTGCGCGAAGCCGTTGTCAATTTGCAACGCGACGTTCAACAGGACATCCGGGCCGCAGCCGAAGCCCAACAGCAACAGGCATTGGCTTCCGGACAGGTTCCGTCATTGACACCAGAAATGCAGATGAAGATGCAAGAGCATCAGCTTGATATGCGCCTAAAAGAAGAGAAAGCCGCCCTTGAAGCCCGTTTCAAGGAAATGGAAATGAAGCAAAAATTAGCTTTACAGGATGCGGAGACAGCGGTTAATCTTCGTTCCGCGTTTGAGAAATCTGGCGCAACACCTGCATGACATTAAAAGACTGGAACAACAGACAAGACTTTAAGA